ATATTATTTTGTTTCATACTAAATTTTTTTACCATATTTTTTTACTAAAAAAATATTATTTTGTTTCATACTAAATTTTTTTACCATAATTTTTAGTAAAAAAATATTATTTTGTTTCATACTAAATTTTTTTACCATATTTTTTTACTAAAAAAATATAAAATTAAAAACAAATCAGATGAAAAATAAACTATTTGATATTATAAATCTATTATAATATAAATAATATAGAGAATAATATAATATTTAGTGGTATAAACATAAATGGATAATGAAAATTTACCATTACCAACAGACCCAGTTATTACTATACAATTACCAGATGAATTATTAGGAACAACGCTTCCTAATGCTGTTATCAATTCTAATATTAGAAATTTAGGTATTCAAAATGAAAATTTGGATATGGGAAATTATGATATAGAAAATATAGATGAAATTAAATGCAAAACCTTAACAATAAAAGATACTAATCCAATTATTACAAATACTGCATATTTACATAGAAGTGATAATGTTTTATTTATAAATAATTATGATAAGTCAGTTTCATTAAATGAAAATGGGGTTTTACATTTCAATACTGAAAATTATGATACTTTATTAACAGACGATAATGATATCCCCAATAAAAAATATGTTGATGATAATTCTGGTGATAATTTAGGAAATCATACAGCAACACAAGATTTAGATATGAATGAAAATAATATTACAAATATTTCTAATGGTTCATCATCTGTTCCATCGATATCATTTCATGCATCCTCTACAACTGGTTTATTTTCTTCATCTACAAATCATATAGATTTTACAAATAATTCAGTTCATTCATTAAGAATACATAATACAGGTTTATTAGAATCCCAAATTGTAGGTTATGATACTATTTTATCATCTGATAATTCAATCCCTAATAAAAGATATGTAGATAATATAGCTAAAGGATTACAAGTTAAAGCATCATGTATTGCAAAAACAGTCACATTATTACCTAGTTATATTGCTACAGGTTCTGGTTCTACAAAACTATTAACAGCTTCTGTAAATGGAATATTTCCTAATATAGATGATGTTCCATTAGATATTACAGATAGATTACTTATTGATAATCACGGTGTAGCAAATACAATAGATGCGGGTATTTATACTATATTATCTAAAGGTTCTGCTACCACAAAATGGCAATTAAAAAGAGCTACTGATTTAGATGATAACACAGACTTTCAAAATGGAGTATTTACTTTTATAACTTATGGAACATTATCAGCAAATAAAGGTTATATATTAATTATAGCTAAAAATGCAAAAATTGATGTTCATACTCAAATATGGTCTGAATTTACAACAACAGGAGATAATTTAGGAGACCATATAGCTACTACAACATTAAGTATGAATAATAACTCAATAGAAGATTTAGCAGATGGAACTGAAAACGCACCAGCATTATCTTTTAATAATTCTCCGGGCACTGGTATTTATAGTCCAGCAGTAAATGAAATAGCAATAACAACAAATCAACATAAAAAATTAAAAATAAATTCAACAGGATTGATTACAGCCGATGTTTCAGATGGAGTAAGCAATATATATACAAGTTTAGTTAATTCAGATATTACTAATACTTCATTAACAAATAAGCAATACGTATTAAATAGATTTCTATCTAGTAATTTTTATATAAGAGATAGTTATGATTTAACATTTAATATTTCTGGATTATCTCAAAGTTCTATTATAACAATACCTAATGCTTCAACAATTTCTTTAAATTCTGCAAATGATTTATTCGGTAATACTTTAAAATCTACAGTAATAAATTCTTCTCTTCAAAATCTAGGAACGCAAAATGCAGAACTCAATATGGGTTCTTATTCTATAAAAAATATATCTTATTTACTATCAAATAATACAAATTCTATATTTGGTTTAAATTCAACAGGAAGAACATTTACTGATAATGCAATATTAGGATATAATGCAGGATTATCTTTTTCTAGTAATAATAATACTATATTGGGTTCTAATGCTGGAAATTTATCATATTTAGTAGGGGATGTTTTAAATTTAAATACTAATTCTATACAAAATTCTGTTTTATTAGGATATTATGCTGGAAAGGGTTTAACTATTTCTAATTATGATTTAGTTATTGGTTCCGGAAATTCTATAAATAATCAATTGATTCATGGAAATTTTGATAATACAAATAGGCATTTTTCACCTGCTGTGGATGCTATAATTGGGTTGGGAACCGCAAGCAAAAAATGGAGTAAAATATATGCTAATGAAATAGAAGCAACAAATTTAACAATTACTGGAAATACAGTATTTGTAAATACAGAAACCCTAACAATAGAAGATAATATAATACAATTAAATAGTAGTATAGACCCCGCAACACATCCTCCTTCAACATTATATGGAGGAATTGAAATCAATAGAGGAATAGATAACAAATATTGGTTTGCTTTTCATGAAGGGTCCGAATCATTTAAAATTGGCGAAGTTATCCCATCTGGTTTAACTTATGATTATTCTAACTTGCAACCCGTAGCAACTCGTGAAGATACGCCAAATGATACATGTTTTGCTATATGGAATAACGCAGAAAAACGATTTGTTACAAATACTAATTATAATACATCAACTATAGCTACACAATCTGATTTATTAAACTATCAACAAAATATAACAGTAACTGGAGGATTAAATTTTTCTAGTAATAATTTACAAGTTAAGCCAGAATTATATTATTCTAATGAATTCAAGTTTTCATCATTAGATAATTTAATAACAACTAATAGAACTATTATTTTAGCACAAAATTATACTCCATCATCTTCTTCTAGATATAGTTTATTATTATATGTTGAATTTTATATATTTGATACAAATACAACGGCTAATACACATTACATTTATTACGATGCATTATATCATAATAAGTTAAGTTCTGATTCAACAGAAACTGAATTTGTTATTTTAAATAAAAAATATAATTACAACACAAATATTACTATATATTTATCATTAACTAATTCAAATATTTATGTAAAAATAAATAATACAAATCCAGAAAATAAAAGAGTAAATGTATTAGCTGGATTAAAATATATTTCTAATGGAACAATATGATTTGGTTCTGTTACCATAACTAATAATAATTCTTCTATTTCTGCAAATTCGGATTCTACATATTATAATACATTTAATAATGCATCGATAGCAACGGGAAATATAACTACTTTAACAGGAACTACTGCAGGTTACGATACTGCAAATATAACAACAGGAAATATAACTACTAATAACATAAAACATAATATTATGATTAATTCCTTTGAAACTGGTTTTGCTTCTGGAACTTTAAGTTCGGGAAATAGAATTGCAATAGCAACATTGCCTTATTCTATAACAAATCCAATCAGTTTATCATTAGAAGTAAATATAGAATTAATGGATACTACAGGTTCTAATCTATATAAAACAAGTTCTATTTTTGTTTATTTGAGTAAATCTAATTCCGATTCTACAGAAACCGCAATGACTCTTGTTTCTAGATTTGATTCTGCATTATCTTCTGATTCAATAAGAGCAACATTAACAAATTCCAATATATATTTTTATTATCAATTAGCAAATTCTAGCGCAGGAAATAAATATGTTTCTATAAGTTTAAAAATAAAATATTCATGTGCATCTAGTGTAACATTTAGCCCATCTGCAAATCCAACATTGACAATTTCATCTAGTTTAATTACCGGACTAGCAATAACGGATGGATATTTTAATACATATAATATTTTATGTAATACACTTTCTCCTACAAGAATAAGTAATGTTTTAGCAAGTTCGGGATATTCCAGTGTTTCATGTTCTGAAATTAGCGATTCAAGATTATATATAACACCATTCCAAGTTTATGGAACAACAGCTGGTGTAGGTTTGAATTATGTTACATCTAAAACAACATCTATATTACGTTCTGGTATTCAAGCATTATATAATGGAGCCGATAAATGGAGAACTATGATAGATTTTAATACTGGAGCTTCAGGATTAATAGATACTATATTTTATACTTATAATTCATCAGTAGATAATTCTTCTAATAATTGGGGAATGGTAGAAAGAATGAAAATAACAAATTCAGCAACAGTAACTGCTACTAATAATGCAACTGTTCAAATTACAGGAGGATTAGGAGTTAGTTCTGGTATTTGTTGTAATAGTTTATTTTCTACAGGAACTGATAATTTACAATTAAATTTTGGTAAATCTACTTCAATTGTTTCAAACTATACGCATTACTTTTGGGGAACAAGTGATGCAAATAGTGATAATAATGCAGTTTTCACATCTTCATCTTCTGTAAAAGGACCAAAAATATATTTACAAAATACAAATGGTGGTTCTATAAAAACACAATATTCTTGGGAAGTAGCAGGACCGGGTGATAATTCTAGAGGGTTTTTACAATTATTCCAAAATAATGTGAATGGAACTAGTGTTGGTAGATATATTTTTGCTTTTAATGATGCAGGAAATATATATTTACCATTATTAACATCCTCAACAATATTGGCTCTAGATGCCAATAAATATATAGTTTCGTTATCTACTGCAACATATCCAAGTTTAACTGAATTATCTTATGTTAAAGGTGTTACATCTGCTATACAAACACAAATAAACGCAAAAGAATCTACATTAACTGCAGGAACATCAACGCAATATTACAGAGGAGATAAAACATGGCAAACCCTAACTCAAAATGCAGTTGCTAATTTAACAACATCTAGCGCTCCTACATTTGCAGGAGGATTTATAGATACTAGAGGCACATCTACTGATAGACTTAATGTTTTTATGATTGATAGTCTTAATAGAAGCGCTCCATTACAAGTTTCAGGAAATAGTTGTGGTATTGGATTAAATGCAGCAACATATACAATTGGATATCCTACTAGTAATATTATATATGTAAGAGCTGGATTACAGATAAAATCACAACAAGACCAGCAATGGAGAGTTGTTACTGATTATGATTGTTGGGCTGGAGGACCTGCAAATCAATATTTTTATACTTATAATTCTGGAACAACAGAAACTCCCGATAATAGATATGGGATGACACAACGTTTGCAAATAACAAATGTAACTGATGCTTCTTCTAAAACTTCGGGAACATTACAAGTTACAGGAGGGCTTGCAGTAAGTGCAAAACTATATGCTGGAGCAGCAACATTTGATTCTATTACAGCAGGAACCAGTAATTCTCATTTCAGTGGAAATGTTCATATGAATGATAAATCTATATATTTTAGAGGTGATGCTTTTCATGGGATTGAATTTCATGGTTCTGGTAATTTATGGGCTAGTTTAAATATTAATGGACCTGTTTTATATGGAAATTCAGGTGGTGCTTTAGGAAATTTATCTACACTTGGTGTTCAAACGGCAAGTTTAACATGGAATACATCAGGAAATACTTTATATGGAACAACAAATTTAAATGGATTAACAGCTTCAACATTATTGGCTTTAGATTCTTCAAAAAATATAGTTTCTTTAACTAGTTCTACAATACCATCATTTACATCAGTTATAGGAACAACATCTATTTATTCAACATATGGAACATCAAATAGTAGTTCATATACAAATCCATCTATATATACAACAAATGGAGATGCTGGAGCTTTAGCTTTTAATGCTATTGCTGATGCTTCAAGTCCTTATTATACAAGAATGGCTATTCAAGGAAGAGCAAAACCAGCAACAA